CTGGCACATCTTTTGTGTCTAAAAATTTTTGTATCATGTCTGTAAAATCTATAAGACCATATACTTTTTTATAGTTGTTAATTTCTTTTTCTATTGCATCTAGTTTGTCTCTTTCAATTTTAGATAGGTGTTCGTTTAAATCTAACTGATCTAATACGGATATTTGTTTTACTCTTGCTAAGTTAATTAGCCCTAGATACTCACTGTCAGATGAAAATATACCATTCCAATTATTAGTTTCATATGACGCGTATTTAATTTGTATGCCACAGCTATCACCTATTGCTTTGTAGTTAAGATCTTGCATAACGTTTTCTTCTTTAAGACCTAGTCTATTAAATGCTAGTGAGTGTAGTGTTTGAAAGTATTTTATATCTTTCTTTGTAAGTTCTGTTTTTATTTTTAAAAACCTATCTCTTGCTTCACCCGCAGCTTTACGAGTAAAAGCAAAGTAACCTATACGATTTAGCGGTGTGCCTTTGTCCACATACTTCTGTACTTCGTTTAACAATCTTCTTGTCTTACCTGTGCCTGGTGGACCCACTACCTTATATCTCATTAGTAGTTACTCTCTTTTCTTTCAACTGGTTTATATTCTATCTTATCTATATGTAATTGTTTTAGTCTACATACTTTAATTGTTTTACCATCTACATTTAATGAATGGTTGAACTCAACTTGACATTTATCTTTTAGTTTCTGTGCTATTCTTTCCTCTGGTATTTTCCAACTAGATCCTAGGTGATCTATGAAAGAATTAAATCTAAATAAATGAAAACCCTCTTCTGTCAAACAAGAACCACTGTTGATTTGTATTCTGTTTTTTGCACGTGGCCCATTAACACAATATTGATATAGTTCTTCATTCAATCTATCTTCTATTTGTGTGCCTGCTGGCGGTGATATCTTAGTAGAACCTTTTCTAAGTTCTGTTAGTTTTGCTCTAAAATCTTTTGGTTTTAATGGTTCATGGTAGATACCTGTCTGTTCCCATATCAAATCTAACAACTCAGTTTGTTTTGTAATTAATCTTCTGTGGTTTGCAACAACACCTTCTTTAGTTCCATCAGGTAGTACAACATTAAATCTATATTCTGGTTCTGCATACATTATAATTTCAAAATCTGTGATGTCAGGAAACATTGTAATACTGTCTGACTTAACACCAAACGGCCTTGAGAAACAAAGTGTACGCATGCATTTACTTTGTATTGGATCTTCATAACAAGTATGACCTGCAGTATCTTTTTTCCATGCAGTTATTTTAGAATCTAGTTTTGTTTTATCCCATGGGTCTTCTAGATAACTATAGTTTGCTTTTGCAACTTGATCTGGCCATTTGTCTTTGTATTTCTTTTTAGCAAAGACCATGTAGTTATACATAAACCTATCTCTACCATCATCTAGTTTTCGTTTTGAACACAATGCTAAACATGGTGGACCATCTTCAAACTCTGGATCTGTACCTATTAATATATTTCTGTATGTTTCATCTACTAGTTTTTCTAGTTCTTGTTTACCAATCTTGCTTTGATTAGCAACTTCTATAAATTTTTCTAAATCTAATTTGTTATTATCTTTATCAACTGCATATCTTTTTGTGCTACCATTATTGTAGTAAGGTAAGTTTATAAAGTTACCTGGTTTTATTTCGCCTTTGTCATCTTCCTTTAATTCTTTCTGTTTTGGAAAAACCTCTGTGTCAGGATCTAATCCAAGTGGCAGAAGAAAAGACTTCAACGCCGAGATCAGATCGACAGCTGGTATGGGTTCTTTTAAAAACAAGTAACAATGCAATCCTCCACTCTTAGATAACAATGGTATTAGTGGTAATTTAAATTGTTGAAACAATGCTAGATAATGTTCAACTTTAAAACTTGAATAATCTTTTGAGTCTATATCAATACAACCAAACTGAACTGTTTTATCTAATCTACATGGTTGTATACCAATAGATATTTTACCTTCAATGTGATCTTTATAATCACCTTGTGTAATTGGTCTACCAGCCCACTCATAGTTTGGTTTGAGTTTGTTTTTGTCAGTGTCTAATTGTGCCGAAGACATATCGGCAATACCAAAGTCGCCTTGGTATCCAGTAAATAATTCTATAAATTTTTCAACCATAAAGATCCCGGGTCGGAGCGGCTCCACTCTCGCTTTGCCGCTCCTATCTGCTCCATAAGAGTAGAATTAGTAGTTAGATTCCTCTTGTGTTACAGCCGCAGCTTTTTGCTGACTGTTTTTCAAAGAGTTATAAAAATCTCTAGCCATTTGATATAGGCCGGCATTGTCTACTTTTCTTACCATAGACACATTGTAACCATGCCAAGTAAAACTACCTGAGTTTTCAACAGAATTTAATTTATAAATTCTAGAAAATGTAGGTGCTTGTAAAGATTTTCCTGTGTTAGGATCGTTTTCAAATTCATTCTCCATTAAAGAATTCCATTGTCTACTTACCTTAAGCTGTGTTGACTTCATAGTCATCAAAGCTTTCTCCGGTCTCTCACCATTAATAATTACAAAGTGATTCGCTGTTTTGATAATTTCATTTCCATTATCTAACATATCTTTGTTTCTATCATTTTGAGTTACCTTCGACATAATTCCAGGTCCTCTGTCATTATGTATAGGTCTACCTTCTCTTTTTTCAAAAGGTGCCCACTCTGGATATGTCATCTTGTAGAATACAGGAATAACTTCTATTCCTTTTTCTCCATTATACAGTTTTTTTGTAACTGTATTGTAGAACATACCAGCTTCAGCGCCTTCTACATACTTTGCATGTTTCTTTTTAGTCTCATCTGATCCTGATTGTAACAGTTTCAAAAAAGGTAAAGCTAGATCTTGTTTGTCTACGTTCTCTAAACCCATTCCTGAGTCTGATACGAAGTCCAAAGTTGCTAATGATCCACTTTCTTGTTTTACTACGTCTCTTGTTTCTTCATTCATATTATTTGTTCCTTGTTATTTTTGTTTTGTTTCCCTTAAACAGATTAAAATGTTCAGAAGGTAAGTCTAAATCTTTTTCGACTCGCTCTCTGAATAGTGCTTTGAGAGTCATGGGTTCCACTTTAAGCTTTTGAACCGGTTGGTACCCATTGCTCTCGGCAAGGTTTGCGTATTCGCTCGCCTTGTTATCTTCGTTTCGACCAAAGGAAACAGTGATTTCATTCTTAATCAAATCACCCAAGTCGTTATTTCGAAGCCAGTTAAATGCGCCTTCCTTTTTATCTACAGGAATTGTTGCGCTATAAATTTCTTTTACCTCTATTGCAGAACCATCTTTTAGTTTCATAGTTTTTAGTTTCATAGAGTCCATAATTTCTGGTATTACTTGTTGTGAAAGTTTATCCGCTTGTTGTTTTTTTCTAGATAATCTTTCTTCTTCAATTTTAATTTCATCTTCTAGCTTTTGTAATTCTAAAACATGGCTAGATAATGACTCAACATTATTTAATTCGTTTACTTGTTGAGGTGCATCCTCAACAAACATTTTTTGTAAATCTTCACTCATCTGTATTTCCTCTTTCATATAAATTTATTTCTATTGGGTAGTATTGTCTTTCTTGTTTGTCCCACTTTAATAAATTGTATTTACCATTAGTCATATCAGAAACTATAGAACATGTAACTCCAATAATTGCAGGATCACCTGTTAATAATAAATAATCTTCTGGTGTAAAATCTTTTAATAGATTTCTTAATTTAAAAATTAGTGGACCAGGAGAAAAAATAATTTGTGATAATTCAGGAAGTAAAAATTTAAACTTACCGTATTTACCGGCACCGATAATATTTATTTTTGGGTTACCTGTTTTTGTACCTGGTATTTCCTGTATCACGTAAACTATATTTTCTTTCATGGCTTGACTTCTATTTTATATTTGATATCTTGTCAACTAGAAAGAAGAAAATAAATTATGAATTACAAATTTAAAACTAAGCCATACGCACATCAACTCAAAGCATTAGAAATGTCTTGGGAGAAAAAAGCTTTTGCGTATTTTATGGAAATGGGTACAGGTAAATCTAAAGTGTTGATAGACAATGTTGCAATGCTTTATGACAAAGGTAAAATTAATGGTGTATTAATTATTGCACCAAAAGGTGTATACAAAAATTGGTATAGTTCTGAAATACCTACACACTTACCAGATCATATAGAAAAAGTGTCAGTATTGTGGCAAGCAAATATTACAAAACAACAACAAAAAACTTTAGATACATTATTTAAAACAGGAACTGATCTACATATTTTATGTATGAATGTTGAAGCTTT